AAGCTGTATTAACAACTGACGCTGGTGTTTGCATTGGACAACATCCAACATCAAATGTAATAGCTGAACTTTGACCATCAACAGTAACACCAGTAGCGTTAACATCCATATGGAATCCTTTAGTTACACCAGTCCATTCAGAACCACCAACATTACTTTGTAAACCTTTGAAATCAAACATATCCTGATCAATACCCACAGTGTTAGAAACACCAAGATACACTTTTCTTACTTTTTCAGTAATTAAGTAATCAGTTTTGTAAGTCATAATTGGAGGTAATGTTGTATTGTATTCTCTTGTTAAGAATCCTTCAAATCCAGCCGGAATTGCGTCTTCTACAAGATTTTCAGCCATCTCAACCATAACACGACTACTTCTTAATGGGAAGAACCCATCATTTGTACCAATTCTTCTTGCGATATAATTTGTACTAGTAGAATCCATTGAACATTTACTAAATCTTTCTAAGATAGAAGGACTCGCGTCTGTATCATAAAAATCTCTAATTACGATATCAAATTCTAAATCTTCAAGGTTAATATTTTGTACAGAAATTTTTATTTCTTTATTAGCTCCATCACCATCAGAAATCGTGATAAATCTAAATAATCTAAATACTTTATTACCTCTAACCTCAGAAACAACCCAAGGGGTTACAGCTGATCTGTATTCAGTTAAATAATTATCTAAATTAGTTACATATTCAAAACCTAATTGTATACCTTTAACTTTACCTTGTTCAACAAGAGATGCGAACATATTATCATAAATCTCTTCTACAAATAAAGGTTGTTGATTTTGGAATGGTGCTTGACCTAATACTCTAATTAAATAATTTTTCTTAGTTTTATCCATTGACGCTTCAAAATAAATTGAATCACCAGCGGTTGTGTTACCACTAACTACAAATGTACCATAAGGATCATATTCAGCGTCAGTAACTGAGGTATCAAATGTGATACCTGGGTTAACAACTGAGAATGTAATTAATTCATTCACATCATAAGTAGCTTCAGAACGTAATGTTGCGATAACCATACCATCAACATCCGCGTAAGAAGTACCACTACAAATAACAGATGTACCTGTAGTTGAACCAGTAATATTACCTAAACCATCTGAACCAACAGAAGTTACTAATAAATCAAAATTACCACCATTATAAACAGAACCAGTTTTAACATATTCCGTACTCGCGGTAAGTGTTGTTAACATGGTTGAATCTTCTAATCCAACTAAATAAGAGTTAAATAACCCATCATTATAAACAGCGTTTAATTCAGTATCACCATGACCAGAAAATACAAATGAATTTATAGTACCACCAGTAGTTACACTAAAAGTTGATGTAGTAACACCAGTTGAATAACAAACTACGGTTGATGTATCTAAAGCCGCGTCAATTTTAATTGACCAAGCGTCACCCGCGTCATAACCAGATAAACCTAAAACTCTCGTCACAAACAATTGACTTGATTGTGTTAAATATCCTTTTGCGATATAATTGGTCTCATACTTTGGATAACCAGTTGCTCTGAACAATTCGGGGTTTAAACCACCGAAAATTGTTTGATATTCATCATAACTACTTATGAAAACCGGTTCAAACGCCGGTCCTTTAGGTGTTTCACCCACTATCCCTAGGGTTGTTACCCCAACTTGTCTAGCGATAAAACTTAAATCAAGTTCTGATGTATAGACACCCGGACTTACAAATACTCTATTTCCTGCCATTATTAATTTTTTTGTTTAAATATTATTGTTTTAATAATAAATATATAGAGTAAACAGAAAGAACTTTTTTATTGAAAATTTAAAGAATTATTTGTAATTAGATACTTTTACCTCATATTTGGATCAGATAATAATCCCCCTGCACCAAATGTCATAGGAACATTAATACTTGGATTATTTTTAGCTATCCCATTTGGACTTTGATTGATGTATCTTATACCTCTATTAGTTGAATTTCTTGGACTATTAGTAATAACCAATAATTGTAGTGGTTTTGATAATGTACAATTATTAATATCAACAAATTTTGCTATTTTTTCAAAACCATTTTGAAAGGCTATTGTATAATTTGTTGATAGACTTGTTGATGTTAATTTTATAATTTTACTTGGATTACCACTAAAAAACTCATTCATAGTTATAATTTGTCCAGTTGTTATTACAATATTATCTATTATACATTTATTAAAATTAATTAATGTACAATTTGAAAGTAATTGTAAATATGCTCTTTTATTTATTTTACCGCTAACATAAGTTAATGTTTTTGTACTAAATGATGAAAATTGAGTTGTATTATTACTTGCTAAAGTGAGTGTATTACAATCTATTATTGTATTTAAAGCAAGATTAAATCCTGAATATTGTGTAAAAAAACTTGAATCACCTTTAAAAATAAAAGTAGAAGTTCCTGAAAATATAATACCATTACCTAAACCTTGTAATTTTCCACTCATACAATAAATATTAGAACCATTTATATTAAAAGCACTAGCTGCTGAATTTGCAAATAAACCACTAAAATATAAATCACTTGTCAAAGTAACAGTCCCAGATGGAATAATATTATTCCACGTAATTCCATTTGTATCTAAAATTGCTCCATTACCAAGAGTTAATGTAGAACTTGTAGTAACTACTGTTCCAGAAATATATGTTAAAGTTCCTACACTATAAGCAATATTACCAACTATAGTAATTGTTCCTGTAGTGTTAATATTTAAGTTACTTCTTATGTCATTTGTAGTTGTATCAGTCCAAGTTCCTGTACCAATTAAATTAATACTTGCTGTACCTAATATAGCACCACTACTATTATGTAATAAATTACCAGAGATAAAAATATTTCCTCCAGAATTAGTAAAAGTAACAGCACCACCACCTCCTGTAAAATTTTGACAGTTTAAATCACTAATTAACACATAAGCTCCAGACGCAGAAACAATATTATTCCATTTATTTGTAATTATATCATTCATATTTCCACAATTTAACGTAGTTATACCAGCTATAACCAAGGTACTTCCTGTTGTTATAACATTCCCTTGAATATAGGTAATTGTTGCTGAATTAAAATATACAGTTCCACTTATTGTAATTGTTCCAGCAGTATCAATTGTTAAATTGTTTCTTAAAGCTCCTGTACTAGTATTACTCCAAGTTCCAGTACCATTTAATAAAATTGATGCCGTACCAGATGTTATGAATATGCCTTGACTTTGAGTTAAATTACCAGATATAGATAAAGTAAAACCATTTATAACACAAGTACGAGCATTATTAGCACCAAGTAATAGATTGGTTATTTGTAAATCGTTAGGAATATTTAAGGTAAATGAACCATTTCCAAAAAAAGATATATTATTAGATATTGATACTACATTTCCACCTAATATAAAACTTAATAAACCACCATTACCAGTTAATGATAAATCAGTTAAATTTAAGTTATTTGATAAAGTAAATGTTACAGCAGAGCCTATAGATACTGTAAATGTTCTAGTCCAAACAGTAGTTCCACTTATACTTGTGTTACCAAGTAACCATAATCCACTTGCTCCAGCTTGTGTGTAACCACCTGTTCCTAAATTTAAACTTCCATTTAATTGGATAATATTATTAAAAGTAATTGTATTAACATAATTAGTAAAATTTATACCAGCTAAAATAACCGTTGCTATATTAACAACAAGAGGTCCAGATAATGCTGTAAAATCAACTGTATCTCCAACAAGAGGAACTACACCACCAACCCAAGTTGCTGTTGCATTCCAATTTCCACCTAATATACTAACCGTTCTAGCTGCCATATTCTATTAATAATTTCCTGCAAATGCAATAGCATCTGTTTGGTCTGCTGCTGTTGTGTATACTGATTGGCATACAGATATAATTTGACCACTTTGCATAATAATTGCTTGGTCAAAAGTATAAATAGCCGTTTGACCAGCCACCGTATTACTTCTTGTTACAGCTGCTGCTATAACTTCACCAATAATTTTAAAATTGGCTCCACTAGTATCTGATAAAAATATTTTAAAAACTTTAGCGGTTGCTGTTGAGGCACTTGTTGATGAGTTTGTAAATCTTATTCCATCTACTCTAGAACCTTCAGTTCCACCTGTTACTACTATTACCAATGCTCCAGAACCATCTGAAGCTGTATTTGCTGCTGCTATTCTACCAGGTATAAAATTACCATTAAGAATCATTATAGGGACTGTATTTGCTGCCATGTTATATTATATTAATTTATTATTATTTTGATATTCAATCAACTCTGCGTCAGAGCTCATTATGATTGATAAGTCCATATTGTTATTCTCAACAAATCTTCTAATCTTAATTTGTTGGATTCCAATAATAGTTGCTGCTCCTGTTGTTTCCATTGAATAATAAATACCATCAACTATTCCTTCACATATTGAGGTATAATTTACCTCTTGTGGATATGGTAATGATTCTATTATTGTTCCGTCTGGTGCTGTGTAAGTCATCATATTTTTTTGTTTTTTTTTATTTTTATATAAAATTATAATAGTTAAATAAGTTTGTAGCTGAGTTTGTTATAGATGAAATATTAACTGTTAATGGAGATTGACCTTGATTTTGACTTATGGTTAGATTGTTATTTGAATAGGTAAATCCAGTAGTATATGTATCAACAGTTGTTGGTAAATTATAATAAGTTGTCGCTGAAACTGAACTAAACGTGGCACCACCATCACCTAAAATCCAAGCTGTTGGAGTACCTATGTTATTTTCAAGTGTAATAGTTTTATCTGTATCATTACCAGTGCCACCACGAAATTGAACACTATTTTGTGTTGGGTTTGTTATAATCTCTGGGTTAGATGAATTATTGTAGGCTTGTTGAAGTGTTGTTGTAGATATACCTGCAGTACCACCACCAAGTTCACCAAATTTAGATACTATGTGAAATAAAGCTTGACTAGTACTTGATAAATTAGTTGCGTCTGAACGTAATGATAAAACACCTATAAGAATAGCGTTATCTCTAAAATTAGCAAATGTCGTAAAATTTTCATTTTGTGTGGCAGCTATTGCTGTGGGTAAATCAATATATTTTTGTTGACCATATTGTAACCTAATTTGACCATTTTGTAATAAGAATATCCTTTGGTTTGTAGCTTGTTTTGCGGGCGTTCCAACAGGTGTAATGACACCATTTAGATCATAACTACCTGGTATAACTAGAGTTGTATTTGAAGCTGTTCCTCCAGTCCGTGTTCTATATTGAAATGTTGTTGGACTATTAGAAGGTACGGTAAAACGACTTGGATTTAAAACATCGTTAACGAAATTAATACCTAACCCCCAAATATAACCAGCACTTGTGTTAAAATTTAAATTAACACCATTTGGACTACTTACAACCCCATCATTTATAAGTTTAATTGGTGAGAACACATCACGAAGTTGTGATAATGGTGAAATATCTAAATCTGGTTCATTAAAAGCGTTAATAAGTGATGTTTTATTACCATGACCTAATTTACCTAAATAAATGGATAATCTTCTTTGTTGTGGTGTTGGGAATGTTGGTTGTAATGATATTGTCCCACCACTTGTTAATAAAATATATGTTTCGGTATCAGTTGTTAGATAGGGTGTAGTTAAACCACTTTGACCGATAAATGGTACATATAAAGCGTTTGGTTTTAATGGATTTGATGTATTGTCTACTATATAAGCTTCTACACTACCAACATTAAATGTATTACCGGTTGATATTGAAATACCTTTAAACTCAAATACACCTGTAGATATAACATTACCTTCTAATACATTTCTCTCTAAATCGGTAAAAGATAGTATAGGATTTTCATTTTCTATATTAACAAATAACTTTCCGGTAGTACTACCTGTTTGAATAACATAACCAACACTATTTGTTCTAGCGGTTAAAGGAAATGTGAAATATTTACTAGCCTCATCTATATTACCAGGAATACTATCTGAAGCGTACATCAGTGAACCAACCGTCATACCAGTTAATTCTATATTACTAATAATACCACTAGTGATAACAATCCCTTCAGTATTATTAGGAATTATTTCAGCGGACATACCTATGATACTAAAACCTTCATGTTTATTTATCGCTAAGATTACCGATGGTAAACCATTATAGGCTGATAATATTTCTAACGCTTTACCCCTTTGTATATCTACACCACTATTATTAAAAACTCGTATATAATTTTGTTGACCTAAATTTACCGTAACACCTTGATTAATTGATGTGTTATACGATAACGCTTTTTCAGTATTATCAAAATAAACAGTACCTGGTAGGGTAGTACCACTTGTTGTACCAGTATTAAAAATAATATAATTTAAATTACTAACTGATGTCGCGGTTACTACATTAAAATTAGAATTCCCATTAACCGTTAAACCAGTCATTAATGATATATTTACATTTAATGGGGATTGGTTATTATTTTGTAATATTGTTAAATTATTGTTTGAATATGTAAACCCAGTTGTGTATGTATCAACTGAAGTAGATGTAAAACCAGTTACTAATATAGAACCATCTTGTCTATTTAATGTTAAGGTAGTCCCACTAAAAGTTCCACCTGTTACATAATAATCATTAATACCTGTTAAATATTGTCCGTCACCATAGAAAGTTGTCGCTGAAATTGTTGTGGCAGATATACTTGGTACGTATAGAGTGCCAGTCATAATATCACCAGTTCTAGCTACTCGATCCCATCCGATTGGTATTATAGAATTTGCGGTAGTACCAGAAGCGTATAAAATAACATCAGCAAAATTTAGTGCCAATTCTTTTAATTCTAAATCACCATCACTAGGTACTTTACCTGGTACATTTGAACCTTTTAATAATAATTTATTTTTCCTAACACTCATAGTTAATGTTGTAAGACCATTTATAATTTTTATGTGTTTTACCCTTACCTAAAGCAACTGCACTAACTTTTTTAAAGTTAAAACCATCTTTGGTTACTTCACTTAAAAAATCATATTCTTTAATTAAATTATTATTTAAATCAAACTTATATACTTTTTTTCTATTTGTAGGTTTACCATAATTATTACCATTTTTACCTATCTGTTTTAGACTAATTTTAATTTTAGTTTCATTAGAACAAGGTAATCTCTTCCTTAGTTTAGCGGATATACTCAACTTTTCTTTATGTTCTTTAGTTAATTTTTTATTTTTATTCCAAGAAGCCGGTAATTTTAATCCCTTATTCCAAGCTATTTGTTTAGTAATATGTTTTATACCGGAATTATTAGGGCAAGCTAGTTTAGCTATATTATAACCAATATCTTTATTATATGGTTTATATAAATCTAAATAATATTGTTCTAAGATCATTAAATTATCTTGTGTAGTGTGTTCTATTATTTCAAAATTAAAATTAATTTCACTATGTTTATTCCAAGAATTTTGTAATATTTTGTTACAATGTTTATTATTCCGTAAATGATTTAAATGGGTATATTTCCTAAGATGGAAATTATTAGTACTACCAATATAGATTTTATTAGTTATTAAATTTGTTATTTTATAAATAACAGGTGTTTTTATCTTATCAGCCATATTGATGGTTTAAAATAATTCTACTCTATATAGAGTTTATGTTTTAATGGTTATATAACCTAAAGATAAATATGTCTTAATAAAAAAAAGGATGAGATAACCCATCCTTTTATTAAAATAAAAAGTTAATAGTATCCACCATTAATAGGTTCCCCCATCGAGTCGATCCCATTCGCATAAGACCCTTACCCCATTCGGAGCTCCATTGTTAAAATTAGTATTTCTAATAACGATATCATTTAATTGTGTTAACCAACCCCTATTATTATAACCTTCACTACCAGTGTATTCTGTAACATCAGGTATTTGTGTCCCTGTTAAACCAGTTAAAGTGTTTAATTGGGTGATAGTAAAATAAGTGTCACCAGAGGTTATACCGGATAGTAATCCAGCTCCATTTTGAATTCTAATACCAGAGGCTAAAGATGTTATTGAAGTGTCACCAGTTGGATTATAGTTTAATGTTATTTGTGGGTCTTCAACATATAATTCATTTGTAGCTACAGTTGTACCAGTACCAAATACTATAAAATTACCATGGACTATTAAGTCCCCAATACCAGGGGTACTAATTGATCCGTTTGAACCAATAGTTAAACCACCTTGTCCAAATTTTACCGGACCATCAGAAAGTCCGTTATTAACAACTAAGTTACCACTAGTAGTTCCAAGTGTTAATGTGTTCGTTGAATCATCATACGCGAATTCACCGGTAGTATCAGTTTTTAATTCTCCACTAACACCCGCGTAAACAACTTGACCAGAAGTTAAATTACCAATAGATATACCAGAAAATGATGTTATATATTGTGTTAAATCTGGTTCACCCTGATTCCTACTTATAGTTAATGAATTATTAGTTCCATTATAAGTGAAACCTGTAACATATGTATCATTTATATCTATATTACTTAAATCTACACTATAATTTACCCCATCATTTCTTTTAAAATCAATTGAAGATGTACCTGAATTATATGTACCACCAGTTGTATAGGTATTTTGGAATGGTAATGTGTGTGGGATATTAAGATTTTTATAATATAATCCAATTGTCGCTGAATTTGTATTATTTGTAGCTGGTACTGAAACTGTACCACCTGTTACATAAATTTCATTTGTATTGACATATCCAGTTAAATAACCAACATTAGTTATTTCTAATGGATTTGTTCCTAAAACTGTGGGGTTATAATAACTTAAACTTTCAAGTGTAGTTGTACCAGTAACATTTAAATTACCTTTAACAACATTATTACCATATAAATCAATATCAGTGAACGCACTTAGAGTTACCGGTACATTTGGTTTACCATTATTTAAACTAATGGTTAATGTATTTGGTGACCACGTAACACCTGTAACGTAACTATCCACACCAGCGATTGATGTTATATCCGCTAAAACAAAACCATTTGTTGATCCTGATAAAAATTTACCGGTTAAATTGGTAACACCACTATAAGAAGTTATTTGATCCCTAATAACTAAATTATTGATATTAGAACCAACTTCAAAATAAGTTGAATTATTATCACTTGGTGTGAAATTCCCACCACTTGTTCCAGAGAAATATAATATACCATTAAATAGATTTACTAATGGTTCACCCATTTCAATACCATTTGATGGTAATGATTTATTATTTGTTTGGGTATTTTTTAATATGTGTGTCGTTTTCCTTATAGCCATTGTTTATTTTATTTAAATATCATTAATTTTTAATTTTTACCAAGTACCGCCATTTAAAATATCGTCTTGAATTATTGAATTTTCCGCTGTTATTTGTCTTGTATTACCACTTAGATCTAAACCTAAATCTAAAATTGGTGTATAAATTATCCCAGTAGCTGTCCATATTGTAGTTGTCCCACTAGCTGTGTTAACATCTCTAAATCTTCTACTTGGTGTACCTAAATCAATTATACCATCGTTAATGGGTAATAATGAGTCACTAAACGTAATACCAGTTAAAGAACACGAATTAATTTCATCTGTATTTACTACATCACAAGCTGATGGGTAATCATCAATAATATATGTTTTAATTATTTCACCATTAGTACCACATCCGTTACTACTCATATTAATAATCCATTTAAAGTAATTGTCGCTTCATAGTTAGTATTTCGTACTATATGAATACCTAATTCGTCACCCGCATTTATTGGGAATGGGGCTGTGACTGGTGTACCATTCACACTTAATGTGTAACTATTAATATTTACTGTTGAAATCGCGTTATAAGTAGCGGATTCATTTAAAATTATATTAACACTATTCTTATTTGTTCTAAAAACAATGTTTAACATTATTGAAACACCATCTGGTAAAAATTTCTTACTAAGTAATACATTACTAACTTTTTCATCTAATTCCACTAAATTCATATTTCTTGTTATCGCAGGGATAACTTTAAAATCATCTTCACATAAAAGATATCCTTGTAATTTAATTTCATAAAGTTGAACATAATATCTTTTTGATTCAAAATCTTCAATTTGACTTTCGTCACCAATTGATTCCAATATCAATGGCATTGGGTGTCCATTTACTTTAATGTAAGCTTGTAACGATTTAAATGTTCTCATTATCTTACTATTCAAAAGGTTAAGATCTCTCATTTTACTACAAAAAAATCTAACTTCATAAGTTAAATTAATTGGTACTGGTTGAGGTATTTGATACATATCAAATCCTTTTACACCATCATTAAATGTTGGTACTTTCATATATGTATATGTAGGTGTCCCAGGTATATTCCAATAACCAGCTTGATTTTCACCACGTTGGGCGTCAGGTTTTCTAGTAATAGTTACAAAAGGTAATTTAACATTTTTCCATTCATCAACATTAGTCCAATCTCTTACAAACTCAACCCATCTTTGAATACCAATTAAATAAACCGGAACTTTTTGACCATCAATAGATATTTCTAAATCTTTTTCAACAAAATCATTAAATGTTTTATCCATATCCTCATGGGTAATTCCTCTTGGTAAATAAGTTCCATTATCGGAAATACCATCCAACCATTCTTGTCTTCTTTCAACCCCTTCTTTAGGTGGATTAATATTTATATTTGTTAAAAATTTTTTAGGTAAAGACATTTTAATTATTTGTTTACTATATAAATATGTTAAGGTAGGATTTCGTTAGATAAAGCTGGTGTACAAATAATTGTTCTATAAAATCCTTTGTAACCTAAAATTGTGTGTGAATTATCAGATATAATTTTACCATCATTTACTACCGTAAAATATTTTATTGTGAATTCATTTTCTGGATACGCTATATAATCACCATATTTAACATCCACTTCCAATTCATCTAATTGTTCTTGATATAAACTAAATGTTAATTTACCAGGTTCAAGGTTTCTAAGACCACCTTTACTCCACGTTTTATTCTCAGGAAGTTCAATTTTAATTAAACCAACTAACTCTACCGGTGGTAAAAATCTTAATTCTGATGAATTAACTTCACCATATAATGAATCAACATTAGTAGCTATTGGATCAATACGATACAAAATTACTGACATATTTAAATCACCTTCAAGGTATTCTCTACCCATATCTATTTCTAAACCAAAATCTTCCTGTGAAAAAAATTTGTTTAATCTAGTGATTGGGACTTTATTTTTGTTCAATGACATATTATATTATTTATTAATAAATATTGTTTTATACAATCAAATTCATATTATTATTGTGATTCAAGCGGAAGATATTAAAATAAAAAAAATTACGGATAAATTACTATTATATAGTGGTTTTAACCCATATATTATTTACTTGAAAAAAAAGGTAAATTCTAGTAATCATCAATTAACTAAAACTCAATTAGAATATATTAGTAAAAATTATGACAGAGATATTGTTAAAATTAATAATATTGTAGGTATAACATCATTTTTCGGTAATGAACTTCAAAAGGAATATAATTTAAAAAAAGTTCCGGAAAAAATTATGGTTGAAAGTGTTATTGGTGAAAGTGATAAAGCGTATCATGTTTTAGGTAAGTTTTATAAAAACCAAGAGGATATTAAATTATTTTGGTTACCTAAAACCCAATTAATTGATGATTTATACACTAAATATGATGATGTCACCATTGATTTTGATAAGTATGAAGAAATGGATAAGTTGGGTAGGAAATACTTTGATCATCAAAAAGAGGGTGTTAAATTCTTATTAGATAGAAAAAAATGTATTTTGGCTTTAGATATGGGTTTAGCTAAAACGGCCACATCTGTTATGGCCGCCCTTGAAACAGGGGCTAAAAGGATATTGGTTGTGTGTCCATCTTCACTTAAAATTAATTGGCAACGAGAGATTGAGATTTATACTGAACCAGAAGATGTTAGTATCATTAGGGGTAGTAATTGGGAACCGGCTAAATTTACAATTATTAATTACGATATACTTAAAAATTTCCATACCGTTTTACAAAAGGGTAAGGAATATAACCCAAAAAGAATTAGTCGAGAACTTATTAATGAGAATTTTGATGTAATTATATTGGATGAATCACATTACATTAAAAATTCAAAATCTAACCGTGGAAAAATTATACAAGAAATCGTTAAGGAATGTAACCCAAAATATATGTGGTTACTTACTGGGACTCCAATCGCAAATAGACCTAGTGATTATTACAATTTACTTAATCTCATTAAAGTACCTATAGCTTCAGATTGGTCTTATTATATAAGAAGATATTGTGGTGGTAGACAAATAAAAACAAAGATTAAAGGTGTATTGAGAACTATTTGGTTAAGTGATGGTGCGTCCAATTTAGTTGAACTATCTGAAAGAACTAAAAATACTATTTTAAGAAGGAAGAAGGAAGATGTGTTAGATTTACCAGAAAAAATTATTGAACCAATATATCTGGAACTTGAAAATAGAGTTAAGTATGATGAAGTATTTGACAAATATTTAGAGTGGAGAAAATTACAAGGTAAAGGTGGTAATGTTGTGAAACATTTAGTTGAATTAGTTTTATTAAGGAAATTTATCGCCATAGAGAAAGTTAAACATTCCATTGAGATAGCGGAGAACGCGATTGAAAATGGTAAGAAAGTTTTAATTTTTACAAATTTTAGAGAAGAGTTAGAATGTTTTAAAGAACATTTTGGTAAATTAGGTGTCTATCTGGATGGTAGTACCAGAGAAAAAGATCGACAAAAAGCTGTGGATAATTTCCAAAATGATGAAAAAGTAAAAGTATTTGTTGGTCAAATAAAGGCCGCTGGTGTAGGTTTAACATTAACTAAGGCGGAAGTCGTAATTATAAACTCCTTGGATTGGGTTCCAGGTAATTTAGAACAAGCGGAAGATCGGGCTTATAGAATTGGTCAATTAAAAAATGTAATTGTATACTACCCATTGTTTGATGATACAGTTGATACTTTGGTGTGGGGTGTACTTAAAAATAAAAAAACCATTATTAATACCATAATTGGTGATATTGATGATGAAAATATAATAGAAAATATAATTGAAGATTTATGATAAAAAGAATATTGGTTTATAGTATGAAAAATTGTGGATATTGTACCACATTAAAAGGAAAATTAAAAGAACTTGATATTAAATATATTGATAAAGATATAGATATCTATAAGGATGAATATGAAAAAGTACTTAATGAACTGGGTACTGATTTAATACCTTTAGTTTCTGTTGGTGGTACTTGGCTAATTCCGGAGAAAGATTTTTCAACAATAGATGGTTGTGTAGAAAAAATTAACGATTTAATATTTAATTAATTCTATTGTCTTGGATAATTCTCTCTACTAATAATAGAAGAAATCATTTCTAAAAGTGCTAAAATATTACCATCATTTTTATGGTTGAAACCACCATCACTAACACTACCCATTGGGTGACGAATAATATCTAATACCCTAATTAGTGTCTCATTACATTCTTTTTGGTCTACTTGTTGTGTTAATGTTTCTAAATATCTAACCGTATCAACTAATGAGCTTGTAGCTTTTTTTAATAGATCTACTGAACTATCATGTCTAATTAGATCGTGGTGTTCAACTAAATTTTTACGTATAATTTTTTTAATATCCATCAAAAGATAAATATCCATATATTTATTAAAAAAGAATAATTATGGCCTGTATTTCAGATGAAGAAAAAAATTGTCTATATGACATTGTTAGAACTGAGTTAGGTTCACCTATTAGGAAAATTGAGTTAACTAACGATATGTTGGATATTTTACTTAAAATATCTATTGAAGATTATACTCGTTTAGTTCAAAACTGGTTAATTGATAATCAATGGCCTGGATTAGTTGGTCTTGATGTTGGTAACGCGGATGTAGCTTTCGCCTTAACAACAAGATCTTTAAATTTTGTTGATCAATTTACTTATGCGTATTCTAAAATAACTGGTAATCAAACTAGGGGTCCATGGGAATTAAAAAAAGATTTCGTAACCGTTAGAGATGGTGTACAAGTATATCAAATACCTAGTGGTAGAGAAATCAATGAAGTTTTATGGATGACTCCACCTTCAATTGATCACGCCCTATATTCATATTATGGATTTGGTGGTGGTGCTGGTTTTGGTGGAGGTTTAGGTATGGGTGCTCAAACTGGTTATGGTGATGGTGGTGGTGGTGGATATGGTACTGGTGGTTTTTATATGGCCCCTGCGTATGACATATTATTACGTGCCGCTGATTTTAATTTAAAACGAAGAATTGTTAAAAGTGATTTAATATTTAAAGTGACTGCCGGACCGGATGGTACAAGATTATTACATTTAATGTCAACACCTGGTTCTAAACTTAGTTTTGGTCAAGGTACTGGTGGATCAATTGGGTTAAGTGGTTCTAAAGTATGGTATCATTATTACGATACTACAGCTGAAAATGTTGACGCTTGTAGAGCTGCGAATAAAGATATTATTAAATTACCAAATGAAGTTCCATTATCTAAATTAGATTATTGTGATTTTAATGAACCAACAAAGATTTGGGTTCGTCAATATTTAGTAGCTAAATCTAAAGTTACCCTTGGAAGAGTTAGGGGTAAGTATAGTGGTGCGTTAAAAGTACCTGAAGGTGATGTTACAATGGATTATGAAAGTCTATTAACTGAAGGTAAAGAAGAAATTAAAACATTAACTGATGAATTAACTGGACCTGAAGGTAGATTAATTAAGTTGGGTACTGAAAAACAATTAGAAAGACAAGCTAATGAAGCTTTACATTTAAATAACTCATTAAAATTTAGACCATTACCTATTATTGTAATATAAAAAATCCCCCCTAAATAAATCAAGTAGGGGGGTTTATACTAAAAGTATTCTGTATCAGTTGGTTCATTAATAATTTCAGTAGGTTCAATTTCCGTGATATACATATATTCCGGATTAGCACCAACCTTTTCCCAAAAGTCAATTTCTTTTTGTTCCATAACAAAAACATCATCTAATGTATCCTGATCAATAGGATCTGTTGGGAAACCAGAACATAGTTCAAG